GCTTCGGCATCGAGAAGTCGCGCGTCAAACTCGGCTGTTATGTCAAAGCGCCCACGGATGTCTTGCGGGCTGGCTGCGAACGGCAGTTGGTTTCCGGTGACGCGCGAAACTTCTTCGGGGGTCATGTATTGCTGCGCGAGGGCCATCGTCTGGATGACGCACAACTTCATGTCGAGGAGCCAAGAGTCGATCATCTCCTGCGTATGGAGCATCGACATCTGCGGCGGGACGCCATCGGCCATCCGCCCGAAATAGTTGTTCACGTCAAAGCGGGTGGCGTTCTCGACTTCAATGCTTCCGGCATCGGGGCGCGGCGGGTCCATCCAGCCGATCTCGCCGGGACGGCGTTCGGGGATCTGGACGCCTGGGCCGAGAACTAAATCAAACTTGCCGCGATTGGCCGGCACGCGCACGGGCGGCAAGATGCTGATGCTTGCGCGGTCTGCGCGGTAGTCGCGCTGGATCTTGATTTCCTCTTGGGCGGTCTGCACCAACTCAGGGATGCCACGGCTCTCAAGCAGCGGGCGGGTTGCGCGCTCGCGGGGCAACTCAACAAACGGATACATACCGTGCGCATAGGGCAGTAGCTCATGGATCGCCGCCTTGTCGGGAACATGGTAGCTGATGACCGAGCGGGTGACGCGGACGGCGTCGGTCTTGGGGTCGTTCTCCTTGCGGAAGACGTGCCAGACTTCAATCATGTCCCTTAACTGCTCAAACAAGAACTGGTCGGTGCGGTGAAGGTTGAGATGAATGCGCTTGAGTTGTCCCTTGTGTTTGACCGCTTCCTCAACCCACTCCTCATCCCATCCCTCGACAGCGGCCCGTTCGCGCAACTCCACTTCATTGAGCAATTCTCTGCGGGCAACGAACGCGGCGCGCTGGAGAGAGAAGGTCTGGATGGGGAAGATGACATCCTCCCACGCCTCTAGGGCGGTCCAGACAGGCTTGGATTCAAAAATGTAGGGGCTCTCCCACTCGACTTCGCCTTTGTCACGCAGGGCGCGGACCTTGGAAACCTTGCCCAGCTCGGGCACAACTTGGCCGAGAAGTTCGGCGGCGGTCTCCTCTTGCAGCGGGTCCATGACGATCTCCAAGAGGGCGGCGAGGTTGGGGTCTTGCGACTCCTGCACCATCATCTGCGCCTCTTCCAAGGTGAACCGCTTGATCTCGGTGCGGGTGGTCTGCTGCCAATCGACGGCCATGACGGCGAGGCCATAGGTCTCGCGGAACTCGGCGGCTAGGCGGACTTCACGGCGAAGGTCATCAAGACAATGCTGGAACAGCATCCACTTGAGGACGGTCTCGGCGGCTTGGCGCTTGGCCACGTCCATGCTCTCGACCGGCTGGACCTGCACGCGGCTTTTGAAGAACGCATTGACCAAGATGGCCGTATGGTCGCGGATGATATTATCGGCCAAGCGGACGCGCGTATCGGCTGCACCATGCCATGGCCACGGTTCCTTCCCTTGGGCTCCGCGATACTTCCGCCCGTCCTCGCTCTGCCCCGGCCAGATGCAGTAGCGGGTGTTCCAGTTCCTTAACTTACGCTGGACGTATTGCGAACCGTCCGCATCCGCTTGATCTATGTCAGACAGAATCTCGGAGATTTTCTCGCGGGCGGGTGCTTCAATCATGGACAGATTCCGGTAATTTCTGAAGGCCGGTAGCCGACCATGGTTTTGCGTGCGGTGTAGGGAACGGTGGTCTCGGGATGCTTCTTGGCGAACCAGTCGCGGAATCCTTTGTCATTCCAGCAACCGGGCTCGGCGGCATTCCATGAATGCCAGACATCGGCATCCACGCTCATGGTGTGCTGGCCGACGCCTTCGATGGCACAATGCTCCAGACGGGCGTTGGCTTCAGCGATTCGGCGTTGCCGCACACCGGACAAGACCGCCGAGGCGTTCCATCCGGTGAGAAGTTCTTCCTTTACCGCGTGAGCCAGTTCGTCGCCGAGATCGGTGACAAATTCTGACCAGAGATTTGACATCCTAACTGCTGCCCCGACCCGCATGGCAGATCGGGACAGTGTGTTAAGACGTAGTCTTAGATTTCGGCCAGCCTGTTGACGCCGATGTAGAAGTGGACTTCGCCCGCATTGAGGGCGGCCAGATTCTTCGCGGACATCGAGGCAAACGAGGCGGCAACCGTGCTGCTGCTGGTCGCGGTGAGCGGAGCAGTCGCGGTGTGCGCTTTGTAGAACACTTCGGTTCCGTTCACGTTTGTCTCGGTCGCACTCATAAGAGTGGAACCGGCAGCGTTGAGCGTCACAGCGGTCGTGTTGAACGCGGCGTCAGCCGTGTCTTGGAACGGCGTGACCAGTTTGTAAGCAGCCGTGCGCGCGACATCGCCAGCGGCGAGTGTGAGCAGGGTGATGGACTGTGCCGTGTTGGAGGCGGTCTCCGTCAGATCGGTGTGATCGACGATAGCCTTGTGAGTATAGCCGGTAGCGGCTTTGGTCTCTGCGGGTAGTTCGTAGACTTTCATTTATTCTCCTTGGTTGATTGGGGATTAAGCAGTCGCGTTGAACTTGCCGAGGGACTTCGGGTTCCAGCAGACGAGCGCCGCAATGGCGTCGATGAGGCCACGGGGGCCACCACCTTGATCCTCAAGCTCTTGGAAGCGAGGACGACGGCCATAGCGAATCTCGATCATGTTGGGGTCGAGCAGGTAGCCGCGACGAAGCTGTGTGGCTTCGTTCTGATCCTTCGCGTTGAACAGCGAGGGCAACAGGCTGATCGTGCCGAAGTCACCTTCAAAGGTATCGACCTTCGCCGTGATCTTGCGGGCCTCAGTGGGCTGCGTGAACGTGCGGATCGACAGCTCGCTGGCGGCATCGCTGCCGGTCGCAAAGCGGGTGAACTCGGTGAACTTGCGCTTCAACTCAGGTCCGCAAACGAGAACCATCGTGTTGATCTGGCCAGTGACCGTGTAGATCGACTGGAGAACGCTTTGCACGTTGGCTTCGGTGAGCGAGGCCATCGCGGTGTTGTTGATGCTGGCGCTCGGGGTGCGATAGGCTTCCGGCACAGGCAGGTCGGTCTGAGCGGTGGCTTTGATCCATTCGCCCAATCCGCGCGTGCGGTAGCTGGTGGCGCCGCTTTGCTGGCGGGAATCGCGGTCGGAAGCGAACGCAGACTCCAAATCTCTCGCCAGTTCAACGAGGCTCCTTGAAACCCCGCGAGCCATTTCCTTCTTCTTACCGACGCCGGCGACATCGTCCACGTTCTGCGCAAAGTCATCGACTTTGATCGCACGACGGAACTTCTGGGCGCGGCCGGAAAGGAGCGCGCGGTTTTTGGCCGGATCGTCAAAGGACGAAACATCGGCATTGGTGAGAACGCCGTCGAACGACGGCTCGTTGTAAGAGTCGGCCTGCCAGGAGAAAACCGCACCATTGGTGAGGTCAGCGCCCTTCTTAGCCATGGAGCTAATGGGCGTATTCTTGGCATCGACAACGGAGATGATGTCGGCGAGGTCCTCTTTGAGACCCGTCGCCGGATGGACTAAACCCTGGGACATATGTTGTTGATTTCTAAGTGTTTGTGTTGGTTTTTAGAGCAAGCCTTCAGCGACGAATGCTTCGATGGCGTCCATGGAAGCATCTCCTGACAGGATGCGTGTTTTTGCAGCAGAGCTGCCCTTGGTGGCAGACTTGGTCGTGCTGACCGGCTTCACAGCGGCGGGCGGTTTGGATTCTGACTTCTTAGACGAAACCTTCTTCTCGGCGGCGGCTTTGGCTTCCTTGGCCTTTTGAGCGGCCATGAGCGCCTGCTCGCCATACAAGGCAAGACCGATCCAGTATTCGTGCTGCGGGATGCGCAACAGTTCGGGAGCGGACTTAACCGTAGCCTGGTAGGCTTTGTTTAGATCCGTGCCGGCCTTGAAGAGATCGGGGAAGATAGACTTCGCCGCATCGACGGCAGGGGCTCTCTGGGCGAGCCACGTCCTGCGCGCTGGCGCATGCACGGTGAGGATGTCATCGGCTTTGATGAGGTAGTCTTTGACTTCCTCGCCGCTGATGAACTGCTCCGAGCCGTCCGGTTTCTTGATGGTGGCGCCGTCGCTATTCTGTAAGGCCCAACGCCTTACGGCTTGCGCGTTCTGCACCCGCTGCTCTAGGGCGTCTTCACTGTCCACGTCGGCCAACGGATTGTCGGCCGTGGGGGTGAGCACGGGGCGGGTCGTCTGGTTAAGCTGGGCTTCTAGTTCCGCCTTGGCGGCTTTCAGTTGCTCCAGTTCAGCCGAGACGGCGGTAGCCTTTTCTTCGGCCTCTCGCTGCTTGGCTACCAGCTTGTCGATCCGCTTCTGAACCTTGTCCTTCTGGGGCTCGGCTTCAGTATCGGCCGGCTCCTCTTCGTCGGGCGCTTCCTCTTTTTCCTCCTCGGGTTCGGGCGCGGGATCTTCACTCGGATCTTCGGATTTCTCCTCGGGGTCCTCTGTTTCGTCAGAATTGTCAGAGATCGTTTCCTCGGATTCGGTTTTGTTCTCTGGCTCCTTTGCCGGTTCGGGCGTCATGCCCAAGTCGGCCAAAGCCATAGAAACTACATCAACGTCATCCGCCTTCGCTGCGACCGTGTCGGTCGCCGTATCTGTCGCCATAAGGAAAAACCCCTCAAGTGGTGCGCCAGCGCCTTTATGGGGGAGCGGCGCGCAGGACCGCTTGAACGAGGCATGAAACCTCAGTTCCGCTTACAAATAGCACGCATTGTGATACAACGCAAGCCAAATGTTTTACAATGTAAATACGTTCGCTATTCGGGAATGGCAAAGGGGGGTGGTAAATTGTCCCCACCCTTGCATAGATGCCGCAATTCCTCGCTGTTTGCGCTGGATAGGAATGACTACAGATCACAAAAAGTGATGACTCTTTGTGACAGGCGATGGAAAGGGTGCTTGCTGTTTGGGTCGGCGGCCACAGATTAACTGGCAGTCGATTTGGCAGCTATAGTTCCAAACAGTGCGCCGGACAGGACGCTGGGGGCTGATGTCCTAGTGATAGCGACATGAACTGTCACTTTCTGACAGTTGGTGTCAACTTGCTGAGACGTTACCGAGCGGTAATGTCGCCTATACCCGACATGGTATAAAGCGGACAAACGGCGGCTTTTTATACCCGAGCGGTAATATCGCTTTGGTGATGCGCGGCCCTGCAAAGCGCCCACCTTTGCGCATCATTGATGACGTTTTACGACAACTACCGCATCCACTTCCTGTCGAAGTAGAGCGTGCTGGCGAACCCTACTGCCAAGACGGCAGCGGACAGCACAATCCATCCCCAATGCGAATCTCCGACGT